TACCTCAGGATGATAGTAGCCCTTACTTGCATCTCTGGCCTGATTTATAAGAAATTTTATATGATCCATCTCTTTTTCTTTATCAGAGACGATCATTCCTCCTCCTCCGGTTGTAATGACCTTCCAAGGCTTAATTCGGGGATAACCCCCATATATTGATTTTTACGTCCGTATTCAAACTACATTTTGTGTTTTCGGCTGTTTTGCGCCCCTCAAGACAGCCGAGGGACTATGTTCAAATCCATGCTTTCCCTGCCGACCCGAGGGATAATATTCAAATCCATACCGGGCTGGCTGAAATAGTAAATGTTCATTTTGGGGGCTGTTTATAATCAGGGATAATGTTCAAATCCATCTGCCCCGCTCCAATTCCGCTCCCCAAAATGTAAATGTTCAAACCTGTCGCCCGACCATATAGCCGAAGGATAATGTTCAATAAAAAAGCCCACCGGGTGCGCCTCCGCGTTACGATCATCTCGTAAGTTGGAAGCATACCCAGTGGGCTGCTGCTTTCTTATTCATTTCTTCCGCTCTCATCGTAGAGCGAAAATATTATGCGTCCTTTTGCTTCTCCGCCTCCTTCATCCTTCCCTCGTGGATTTCATACGCTGTCCGTAGATCAAAATATACCAGTTTCCCATCCACTGTCCCAGCAATCCTGTAGGTCAGCTTCTTCTGCCAGCCACAGGAGCGATAAACAAAGCGGACCAGGTCTTTGCTCTTAAGGTCATAGTGCTCACGCGGCATTTCCTCCGGTAGCCGGTTTGCCCCATGATCGTCAATGCCGCAGGGCTCTATTCCGAAGAACTGTTCCTCCGGATCAAAAAGGAAGCGGAAATACTCCGGATAGCCCATGGCCACCAGAGTCTGCTTGAATATAGTGATCCGGCCAGATACCACATTGAAAGATATACCAGGACTTGAATAATCCCACGCTATGTACTCGTCCAATTATGCCACCTCCTGAAAAAGAGCGCACTACCCCCTTATCAACTGTCTTCCCGCTCGGCTCCTGTGAACATAGCCATGGTCACATAACCGTCCATATCTGTGACGGCTGTTTCCTTCTTATATTGCTCCATCGGAACGCCGAAGGTGTTAGCAATGTCCTCCGGATAATAACCCTTCCTGGTATCGACCTCTTGAACCTCTCCAGCTTCGTCCACAGGCTCCTCACCTTTCTTTGGCTTCTCATTGAAGATCTGGAAAACATTCAGGTCGAACACATAGTAGACCTTCCCTTCAAAAGGGATCTGATACCCCAGAATCTTATACCGGCACTTCTTGTCCCAGCCAAGCAATTTATAAATGCCATCAGTAAAATCCGGGCAGCGCATCTTACGACTTTTGCGCTTATCCGGCTTAGCCACACACCAGCGGATTGCGCCTTTATCGTTCTCATCGCAGCCTGTGACAGACAGGAATCCCAGTTCCTCGTCGATCATCAGATTAACATACACCACATCCTCCAGCCCATTGATACAGGCCGTGTTGAAGGTGATGTTTCCGTCCCGGATTGTGACAGCCGGATCGCGCAGGTTGGCAAAGAGCTCCTTGCGGATCACCTTCATGCGGTTCGGATTGAAGGCGCGGGCAATCTCCTGCCGTTTTTCCTCTCTGGCGGAGACAAGCTCCTCTCTGGTATCTTTCACATGTTCCTCGTTCATGCTGTCTTGGTCCATCCTTCCATTATGGTTTCGGCTTCCTTCATCAGCTGATCCAGGTGGTCAGCCGTAAAGATATTCATTTCCTCCAGCTCCGTTGCAGGACGCAAAACATCCCAGTCTCCTGCGTAATGATGCTGCTCCAGCACAGACGCATGAACGATAGCTGTAATCGGAACACCAAAGGACGTCCTCCAAGAATCCGGGAACACCCGTACCTTCTCTCGGATGACAATCTCTTCCTGCTGTTCTTCCTCTTCAGCCTCGTCAGGCTGCTCCGGCACAACAATCTGTTCCACGGTTTTTGTGATCACCGGCTCACCCAGTTCAAAGATCAGGAGTTTGTTATCGCCCTGGGCCTTATACTGGCCGCTAAAACGATACTGCCCTTCGTCCTCCCAGCGCATCAAATCGAAGAGCGTCCGGGAAAGGCCTTTGCAGCCCAGGGTGCTCACCACCCAGCGTTCCTCCCGGAGCTTGCCCCAGTGAATCGCATTGGGGTTATCCTTTTCACATGGACGGATTGCAATGCAGTTCTTCACTGTGTTCAGAAGGAGCTCTACGTATTCGACATCCTCAAACTTCTTAAGGCAAGCTGTGTTGAAACGGAGCTTCCCGTTTGAGATGGTCATGGCTGGACGTTCGATAGACGGAAAGTACTCCGGGCGCACCAACTGATAGCCGCCCATGTTAAGGCGTCGGCCGGTAACCTTCACATCATCGGAAGGAACCTCCACGCTTTCACAAGCAGCCTGGTAATCCTCCGTAGAGAACCCGCTCCAATTCTTATCAACCGGAACATACCCAGTGAGAATACCACCGTCGATTACGCTCAGCACCGGCAGCGGGCGGCTCTTGGCCGTGTACTGATGAGAGGACTTCAGCAAGTTTGCAGCGTTATACACGTCCCTGCTCACAATCGCCTCATGGTGATTCCGCTGGATATACTGCTTCCGATTCTGCCGGTTCTTCACTGACTTATGTGTTTTGAAGTCCGGCGTATAGGTCTTGCGTGACCGCACATCGCCGCAATGGCGCTCGTTTTCAATTACTCCGTCGATAGAAGTCGGATTCCATACTTCATTACCCAGTTTGGTCTTTCTCCCATAACTGGTAAGTAACTCAGCGATCTCGGTAGTAGACCAGCCGTTGATATACAGGTCATAGATAACCTTGACCGTCTCCGCCTCCTCCGGATTGACTACAAGCTCTCCATTCTCATCAACATCGTATCCGAGAAGTTTTGGTGTCAGGAAGATGCCCTTACTGAATCGGCGCTCAATGGACCAGTTCATAATGAAGGATTTGGAGCGGGATTCTTCCTCGGCCACGGTGGCCAGAATGGTCAGGACCAGGGCACCCGTTGTATCCAGGGTATAGAGATTGTTCTCATCAAAATGGACGCCAACACCGAGCTTCTTCAGTTCGTCGATCACCGACAGACAGTCCACCACGTTTCTGGCAAAGCGGGCTATGGACTTGGCCAGGATGTGATCAATCTTTCCCGCCCTGGCATCCTCGATCATCTGAAGCATACCTTTCCGATGGGATAGTTCCGTTCCGGAGATGCCCTCGTCGCTATAGATCCCGGCAAACTCCCAGTTCGGATTTGCGTTGATCCGGTCGGTGAAGTCATTCACCTGAAGCTCATAGGAGGAGGTCTGCTCGTCGTTTTCGGTGGAAACGCGAACATACGCCGCGACCTTCAGCTTCCGCTCTTCCAGGGCGATCTCGTCCGTCGCAATCGCCGGTATGACTTCCAGCTCAGACGGGTCAACTCCCTTATAGCGGGTCCGTATTTTCTGTTTGCTGTCAACAGCAGTCTTTTCTCCAGCGATCATGTGTTACTCACTTCCCTCTCGCTCTCATCTGTGTTTCCTGGCAGAACCCAGTACCATGAGCGCATCTTGCGATAGGGCTTAATGCCCAGCTCCGCCTTTACCTCGTTCATGGTCTTATCTCCGATCCGGTATTCTGCCATCAGCTTCTTTATCTCCATGGATTCCATCGGCCCATTGGCCAGCGCCTTCTTGATCAGCATAGCTGCCAGCTCATGCTTGCTCTTGGGAATGAAGCTCCCAGTTGGTTCTATTGTCACCGTGGGAACTTCGACAGCTTCAGATTCTTCCAGCCAACGAAACCCCGTGCTGGATCGGATCTCGAAGTGTAGGTCTTTGCCTTTGGGAGCAAGATTATTTTTGATTTGCTTCACAATGCGAATATCCTCATCATCCGGATTCCGTTGCACATGAAGGACGCTTCTGACAGAGGCCGCAAGATCAATACTTCCCAGTCCTCTGTATATTTCTTTTCCACTTTCCTTTTTACTCAGATGACCAATCAGAACGATGGCGCAGTTATATGTAGATGCCCACATGCCGATGCGCCGCATGATCTTCCTTGCTCTGACTGCAATTTGCATGTCAGAATCGTTTTCTATATAGGATTGAATCGGATCGATGACCACAAGCTTTGGGCTCGCCTCAATGATAGCATTCCGTATTCTCTCATCGTCCAATGTCAGCCCTTCATGGACTTCTTCATTTATAAATGCAATATTCCTACAATCCGCTCCAGCTGCTTCCAGTCGAGGTTTTATGGTATCGCAAGCTTTATCCTCAGAGCACTGATAGATAATCTTGTGCGGGCGACCGAAGGCCACACCGTCCGGCGTAGCGCCGCCCTTGGACAGCTCGGCGATAAAGTTCATCATCATGGTAGATTTCCCATCACCCGGATCACCCTGCAGGAGCGTGACTTTTCCGATGGCGATATACGGATACCACAGCCATTTTACTGGCTCTGATTTGACATCACTGTAGTAAGTCAATAATCCCGTTTCCATCGATAATCACCGTTCCTCCGCACGTATCTCCACCTCAAGAGTTGCCCAATTTGTACATTCTCATTATACAGCGGTAACGCCGATCTCACCTTGACCGCTCAGCGCATATAAACCCAGGAAACATGCGCTGATAGCGCAAAAAAGGGCTTAAGATGGTGCAATAGATGGGCGTGCAGCGACCACCATCTTAAAAACAGGAGTTGCTATGTGCAAAACCTGACGGTAATATGCTGCTACCTATAGCGGGCCTCACAGAAAGGAAGGTATATCTATGGCCCTGGACTATCTAAGTATAGGCAAGCGCATCAAGCGGTATAGAACTGATAAAAAGATGTCCCAAGAAGAACTGAGCCAGAAGGTTTTCGTCAACTATGAACATATCAGCAGAATTGAAAGTGGTAAGGTAAAGCTTAGTCTTGAACTTCTTGTATTGATCGCAGATACATTGAATGTTTCTGCAGATGATCTTCTATTCGACCAATTGAAGCATCCTAGCTCCCCGGTCGGAACAGAACTGTACGATCTGCTGCTCGACTGCAACAACGATGAAAAAGCCATCCTCACCAAGACGGTCAAGTTTCTGAAGGCCACCTTGGTAGAGCACGGCGTGTAAGCAAAAAAATCGCCCGCGTAGGTGGGCAGGTGCATCCTTGATTCTCTCAATGGGTGCTTCTGTCCTCTACACGGGCGACTTTCTGTGATACCTTATTTTACAGCCTTACAGCAGTCTGTTATGAAGGCATCAAAGACCTCTGGCATCGTTTTTATGTACTTCGCTCCAGACAATTGTGGCAGGGTTTCTTCTCGGAAACGCACGACGCTCCTTCTGAAGAAATCATCCGCGTCCTCTGTGCCGACTTGCTCCATACCCACAACCGCCAGAAACTTTGCACTGTCGATCACAGTGGCAAGTTTCTCATGTTCTATCACGAATTCCGTTCCTTCTTCCTTCACCAAATCGTTCATGGTTTCCCGCAGCACTTCCGGCCGGAGCTGCTGTAGATAAAACTTCACGATAGCGGCAACGATGAGATCCGGCACCGTGAATCCATAGTCCTCAACGCTAATGTGTTCCAGCATTTCGACGTTCCTCCTTCAGAGTGTTAATGTGTCTTAGTTCGCTGTCGTCACGAGAATACTTCGTAGTTTTGCACATTGCAATATCATGGAAAAGTCACCAATAAAAAAAGTGCCCGCCAAGCGATGTACAATGCCATGTACACGCTCAGCGGGCTATATATTCAGTTCAGGCGCTGACTCGTGCGCGGCCGGGATGCACTTCCATGCTGTCCATCAGGACGTCCACCCGGTCTAGTTTTACAGCATTGTTTTCATTGATCGTCGTTCCTAGCTCTTCTGCCACCTGCTCCAAGAGCTCTGTTTCCCGGATGGTGCGCATCCGGCAGCCGTTGCCCTTTCTGCCAAGGTGGCGGTCTCGGCATTCCCAGGCTTTGTACTTGATTCCATCATAGCCGGTCATCGTCCTGCGGGTCATTGGAGAACCGCAACAACCGCAGAACACTTTGCCGTAGAGGAAATGCGTCCGGCCGCCATGATACTTGACTCCGTTCTCAAAATCCTCGCGCCTTGCCCTAAGCTTGTCCTGCACGGCGTTCCAATCCGTCCTGCAGATGATAGCTTTATGATCATCCTTCAGGTACTTGCTTTCAAAGGGAATCCTGGTATCCGGCTGCTTGGTCAGAAAGTTCTTCGGCGCTCTCTTTTGGAGAACCATGTCGCCGACGTAGATCTCGTTCCCAAGGATGTACAGGATACCAGGGGCCGTGATCGGTTTGCCATTCTTCCCGGTCAAGCCGACCTCTGTCAGCGTTGCCGCGATGGCCCCCGGCTCCTTGCCTTCCAGATAAAGGGCATAGATGATTTCCACCACCTTTGCGTCCTGATTCGGCACCAGCTTGCCGTCCTGGGAATCGTAGCCAAGCACACGATTGTTTCCAAGATTGTACTCTCCGCGCTTGAAGCGCTCCCGGTAACCCCACTTCACGTTTTCGGAGATGGACCGGCTTTCATCCTGGGCAATGGCGGAGAGGAAGGAAAACATCATGGAGCAAGATGGATCGCCGGTGTCCAGGTTCTCTTTCTCAAAGTGCACGTCCACGCCGTTGCCGTGGAGCATCCGGGCGTACCGCTGGCAATCCACGATGTTTCGGGAGAATCGGGAGATGGATTTCACCAGGATGTAGTCCACCTTCCCGCTCAGCGCATCCCGGATCAGCTTCTGGAAGCCCGGCCGGTTTTCCGCTTTCGTGCCGGATTTCTCATCTGAATAGATCCCTGCGAACTCCCAGTCTTCATTGGCTTCGATGAGATTCGCATAGTAGCTCATCTGGGTCTCTAAGCTGTCCTCCTGCTCTTCCAGCAGCGTGGATACACGGCAGTAAGCGGCTACCCGTTTCTTGTGTTGGTCTCTGGCCCTGGGAATATGCGTAAACTTCATGCGGTTTCAGCCTCCTTCTTTGCTTCCTGTCTTTTGAGGTAATTGTTGTAGCACTCCGCCACGTAGGCCGGATGGTCGCGGTCCTTCACCACACCCGAGTGCACCGTCGTAATCAGGCCGCAGCGCCAGTAAACGCGCACCGTGCGGTCGTCGGTCGCATCTTCGCCAAGAGCCGCCAGTCGCTGGTACTCTCGCGGCGTTTTACTGTGCGCTCCGAAAGCGATGTGATCGATCAGGTCGTCCACCCACCAGAAGTCCACCTTCTTCAGTATCGGGTTTTCCTTCTTGATCTCCATGGTCTTCTTGGCAGCCGTTCCGAATTTCGGACTATTCAACTTCTCACAGACCTTGTTCACATCCAGCTTCTTATAGGCTTCCAAAAGTGCCGCCTCTACCAAATTGGATCGCATGATGAAATTGTGACATGCATCGTCACCCCGCTCACAGGACCATCCGGAACCGCGAACACTCTGCACCGGGATGCTCCGCTGATAAAGGGTAGAGCCGCAGCAGGGGCAGCGGAGCTTATCTCCCAGTGGGTACTGAATGCAAGCACCCATCACCTCGTCTGCCCGGCTGTGCTGCATTCTCCGCATGGAGCGGATCTTCTGCACTCGCTCAAACTGGCTTCTCGAAATGATGGGTGTATGATGGTTCTCGATATAGTAGGAGGGGATCTCCGTATGGTCGTTCCGGATCGCCTTGTGTGTGAGGTGATCTTCCACGAAGAACTTCTGCAGGAGAATGTCTCCGATGTAGCGCTCATTCATCAGCATGGTCTGCACCGCCGACTGGCACCAGGTGTCCGTCCCGTTGGGGCTCTTGATGTGACGGGCTTCCATATACTTTCGGATTTCGCCGATGCTGGAGCCATGCTCATAAAGCCAGAACACCTTCTGCACCACTGCCGCCTGATCCGGCACGATCTGGTATTCGCCCTTGCTGTTCTTCTCGTACCCATACAAGCGGCACCAGCGGGTGACGCCTTCTTCGAACCGCTTCCGGATGCCCCACATCGTGTTTTCGGAAATGGAGCGGCTCTCCTCCTGGGCGAAGGCTGCAAGGACGGTGAGGAGCATCTCCGAAAAGGCCGTCCTTGTATCGATCCTGTTGCTCTCAAAGATGATGTTAACGCCCATGTTTCTGAGCTTCCGCACATAGGTCAGGCACTCCAGGGTGTTCCTGGCGAAACGGCTGATGGACTTGGTAATCACAAGGTCGATCAGTCCAGCTTCGCAGTCCTCGATCATCCGCAGGAACTCCGGCCGCTTTTCCGCGCTGGTTCCTGTAATACCCTCGTCGGCATAAATGCCCGCCAGCGTCCATTCCGGATTCGATTGAATCAACTGCGTATAGGTCCTTACCTGCCCATCAAAGCTGGTCCGCTGATCTTGCGTATCCGTGGATACCCGGCAGTAGGCTGCTACACGGAGCTTTTCCGGTGTTTTCCTGTTGACCTCTTTAACCGGGTCCAGGATGATTTTCTCTATTTTACTCATTCCTTTGAACTCCTTTCTGCTGGGCCTCCCCAAGCGTTCTGCTGTAGGTTATCCCTCGGTGTAGTGCATATTCGCTCTTTATCCGCCTTGCGTCAAGCGAATAAGCGAAGATAAATTGATAACTATTTGTGTCTGAAATGGCCATAGAAAAAGCCCTCTGATGCTAAGTCAGAAGGCTTGTCATGTCTTATTTGGCTTCCTGTTTTCGCCGTGCTTCTTCTGTGAGTGCCGGGTGGCGATCCGGGTATCGAAGCAGGTACCCATCCCACAGAATGGCCTTATGCCGGGGATGCTGGGAATCCCGAAGCACCCCCGATGGCAGCGTCGTTACCAGCCCGCACTTCCAGGTGATCGTAACCGTTCGGTCGTCCACGGCTTTTGCAGTAGCTTCTTCCATAAGGGCCAGATCTGAAGCCGTATAGCTGTGCTGGCCCAGCGTGATGCCTGCAATCAGATCGTCCAGCCACCAGTATTCAATGGACTCGAAAGTCGGGTGCTCCTCCTTCACTTTCAGGAGTTTCTCCGCTTCTTCCGCTTTTCGCTTGCTCTTTTGCCCGGCAATCTTCCGCACCGCCGAAAGGTCCAGATCATTGTAAGCTGCGAGAATCGCCTTCTTCAGGGGAATTGCCATGATCACAAACTCCCGACAAGCCCCCTCGCCTTCACAGCAGAAGTGTGATTCTACGTACTGGATCTCCAGGCGTCGGTGCTTCAGTACATGGCCACAGTAAGGGCAGCGGAGGAAGTTTGCAAAGGGATAATCGGATGGGGTGGACTTTTTTCGCAGCTCCAGGATCACATTGCAGCGGTTGAACTGAGCACGTGGGATAATCGCCTCGTGATGCTTCTTGAGGAGCTTGCTCGTAAGCTGACCTTCGTTTCGGTACACTCGGTAATCCATAAAACTTTTCTTGTAGTACTTCTGGGTCAGCAGATCGCCAGCATACTTTTCGTTGGCGATCATGTAATGGATACGGGACTCATCCCAGACCTTATTCTGGCCGTCCGGCATCGGGTATCCCTTCTCCTTCAGCATCCGGCAGATGGATGGTACGGAGGTACCATGCTCGTATTCATTGAAGATCAGGCGTACAGCTTCCGCCTGCTCGGGTACAATCTCATAGTTATCTCCAACTTTTCGGTATCCGTAGCACTCAATCAGAAGAGCGTGTCCTTGCTCCAGACGTTTCCGTTTTCCCCAGCGCACGTTCTCTGAATGAGAATGACTCTCTTCCTGAGCAAAGGCGGCAAGCACGGTCATGAGCACCTCAGAAAACTGCTTGTCCGTGTCGATGCCTTCCTTCTCGAAAATGAGCCGGATACCAAGTCCCTGCAAATGCCGGATGTAATTTACAGCGTCCAGCGTGTTTCTGGAGAAACGGGATACGGACTTACAGATGACAGCATCGATCTTGCCGTTCTCACAGTCCTCAATCATCCGGAGGAACTGCGGCCTGCGCTCTGCTTGAGTCCCGGACAGTCCTCGGTCGGCATAGATGCCCGCAAAGGCCCATCCCGGTTCATTCTGTATCTTCTGGGAGTACACCGCCACCTGTGTTTCGTAGCTGGTGTACTGCTCATCTGATTTGGTGGAGACGCGGCAGTAGGCAGCCACCCGCAGGAGGTGTTCTTCCTCCTGCGTCTTATCCTCCGGCGTGAGGATTTTATTGATCCTCATGCGGTTCTCTGCCATGACTTTGCCTCCTTCGCTGCCAGCTTCATTGCCCGGTTCATCAGCGCCTGCTCTGCCTCGCTGAACCTCGTGCGATGAGCCCCAAGCACCACCCCATCCAGAAGCTCCTGTACCACATTGTAGAGTTCCCGGCTGACCAGCGCTTCATGGTGGCCCTCAATAAGCGTTTGGTCCACCTGACCATGGTTCTTGATCCGCTTCGTCTGGCCGTCCCTGGTAATGATCGTGCATTCCTTGTTGGAAAGGTACTCTCCGATGTAAACATTGCTCCGCAACAGGTTGACCACCGGCGTCTTGTTCCACACCCGTCCATTTCCATCTTCCGCTTCCATTCGGGTCAGCTCCTCAGCGATTTCCCCGTAGGTGTGGCACATACCCGCCATGAAAAAGGCCTGCCGGACAACCTCCGCCTCGTGCGGAACAACCTCCCACTTATGCTCTTTGCCGACCGACACGTACCCGTACCGGGGAACGTCCCAAGGCTGGCCGCGTTCAATGTGCTTCTGGCGGCTCCAGCGCATGTTCTGGGAGATGCTGTTGCTCTCTTCCTGCGCAATGGTGTGCTGTTCTTCCCGCCAGGAATCCGTGTTAAAGGCAAAGGGCTCGATCAGCTCACGTGCCACATAGTTCAGTGCGCCTTTCGCTTCTATATTGCCAAGCTGGATCATCCTGGCCCGAATACGGAAATGAGGCAAATGCAGGTTCTTCGCCAGCTCCTTACCTACCATCTCG